TACAGGAAATAGTTTTTCCATGTGGTCACTGATCTGGTCAGCAACCATTTTAGTTTCTAGTTGTGAGTCACTTGCACATCTTAGTATACACATGTCAGCAAATGCGTCAAGGCTACCAGACCAGAACCATTCAGTCATGGTACTTTGAGGCAACACCATACGTGCTAACTCAGGTGCTACCTTGTGATGCAACAACAACTTATAATTTTTTAATGCTGTTTCATTAACATGCCATGATAATATGTCAGGTGATCCTGAAGCTACCGTACCTTTACTACCCTGCTTCTTATCTTTACTACGTCCTCTCCACTCTTCAGGCTCGTAGAACTCTGGCTCATAGTCTACATACCTACGACTGATCTCATTCCAACGTAGGAACTTATGCTTGACTAGCTGTCGTGCCACAAAGATAGGTGCTTGCACCTTGAAGGACGCAAAGCAATGACCAAAGGGTGACATGTGTTTGTGCTTGGCTAGATACTTAACAAGCTTGGCATCTGTATCTACAAATGTCTTCTTGTTTACGTTGAAGCTAACACGTGCAGCATTCACTACGGTCAGATCATTACCCATAAAGTTTATAAGTTTTACCTTCATAGCTTTACAAGCTCTGCTTCTGTGTAAGGTATGTGAAAGAAGTGTTCCTTCCTTCGGGCATTACCTAACCATATTTCTTTTATACAATCATCTGTTAACTGATTGTCTTTTATTCTCCATGCATACTCACAGTCACTACGTATGATATAAAAATTTAAGTAAGCATCTTTATCATTTAACTCAGCAAACTTATTAATCAACTTAAACTTACGATAGGGTATGCGTATTTCTTTCCATGATGTATTCCAATCACCTCTCCACTGATTCTTCATTTCCACTTCCGAATAGTAAGTGTGACCATTCTTCTCACTCTTTATATCAAAGGAGTAATTCTCTTTGTCATCAAAGTTAATGTGACCCTTACTTTTTAAGTACTTAATTACTATGTCCTTTGCCATACCGTCATTCTCTTTGTAAGAGTCTGCTTGGAATCTCCTGTAATATGTACCTGATATTGGTTGTATTGTATTCATGCTTCATACCTCGCTGTTCTGTAGTTAAGTTCACAGTGTACGACACCATGCCATCCTGTGAGTTTGTTCTTAACAATGTTTAAATGTCGTTGTGTATCTTCTTCCTCTTGCCCATCGACAACAGGGTTCTTAGCAATAAGGATCATTAGGTCTGCTTCAGCAGCCTTACCTGTACGACTACCTTCCATCATACTCTGGTTGAGTAAGACCTTACCCTCTGCATCAGCCGATAGTTGAGACATGTAGAACATAGCACAGCCTTGGTTCTTGGCAATGCTTCTAGCATAGATAGCGTTTGCCTTGAGTACCTCGTCCTGTCTGGCAAAGCCACCTGTTGTAGCGAACTTGTCACCCATGTCCAGTACCACAATGTCAGGCTTGTATGACTTGCATACACTCTCAACCCATGCCATGTCCTTGTTACTAGCATCAAAGAGTTTGATGTTCTCCTTCATAGGATCGTAAAGATCATGGGCTTGTCTTAGGTTGCCCTTGATTTCCTGTGATGTCATGCCTGCTGCTGCTGTCATGTACCTAGCACCGACACGATCTACTCGTTCCTCGTTGCATAGCACTACACACTTAGCACCCTGTGATGCAAATCCATTTGGACCTGCTATCATACTGGCATGGAAAGAAGTCTTACCTGTGTTAGGTCTAGCTCCTATCTCTATAAGCTGACCACCATTCACACCCTCTATCTTACGTACCAGAGTAGGTATGTTGAAGTGCCACTGTGTCTCAAGGTCACTCTCTGCAAGTAGGTGTTCAATCTCCATGTTTGCCCACTCAACTTTGATCTTTGGTGTGAAGTCATCCCCATACTTCTCAAGTAGATTACGTAGTGGCTCAAGCGTACTGCTTGTACCATTGACATAGTCAAAGCCAATGTTTGCTACGTCCTCACCTACTACCTGTTGGAATAGTTTGGACAACACTTCTTGTGCTACGTCACTACCCATAGGGTTTTGTTTCTTTATCTTAAAGAAGAGCGAACTGTATGCACTCTTCTGTGCCGTAGTCATAGTAGGATTGTTCGACATGAACAAAGCCTCTATCTCTTCTGGTGTTACACTACGTGAATAGTTTAACATGGCTTTGTCAATGGACTGCTTTATCTTACGCACATCCTTTGTAAATAATTTGTCAGGACACTTAGCTCCACGATGGTCATCGTAAAACTCTTTGTCCATTAGGCTTCTAACGAGTGATAGTTCCATGATTTAATCTCCTATGTTGGTCTAAATTTTCTAAGTCTGTCGGGTTTCTGTATTTTAAATCGTCAATTAATCTCATTGCTCTTACATTGTCTACGTAATTACTTAACTCTTTTGCAAACTGTAACGTCTTTGGTAATGCGTCAGGGTCTAACGCTATGATTGCTGTCGAGAACTGTGACAAGTACCTCTTGTGTGATTCGGAAAGTGATGTACCCAACACAGCCACCCCGACATATACATCACTACCTACAACAGCAGCACTCACACAGTCCTCAACAACTACAGCCACCTTACCATATCCATACACGTATGGCAAGTCACTGTTACCGTATCTCTTCCATTTAGGGAGTCTTTTTCCCAATGCACGACCTGTGGCATCAATTATTTTACCACTGTGACATATAGGGAACACTGCCCTGTGGTCACGAACATCATACATTAGCTCGACTTCATCCTCATCAAGACCATACTGATCTCTGAATGGCTTGATCTCATTGGAGTGAGATACGATATACTCTGGCAGTACAAAGTCTTCCTTTTGCTGACGTTGTACGTGGGGTGCAAACGAGTTACGAATATCTTCAGCAGTAAGATTAACTCTCGTACCACCTGATAGATTACACCCTGCCTTATAACAATTCCATACAAGACTACCCATGTTGTTAGTAGCTGTAAAAGTTTTGACACCATTACATGATGGACAATCTAATCGTTTAGTTTCCCCATCACTTATATTTAAATCACTTACTATATTATATATATTATTCATTGTGTATCACCTACTTTGTTTCTCTCAAGTTCGATTGTACAGAAGAGTTTCTTAATGTCAATGCATTATTTGCACTGGTGTACGTATTTTTCATGTACGGTTTAACCGATGCAGGATTTGTGTGTCCTGTCACCGACATAACCTGTGGCAATGGAACACCTGCATCAATCATCTCAACAACTCCTGTCCTACGTAAGTCCATGAGTCGTAGTGTAGTGGGCAGGTCAGCCTTGTTCATCACTGCCCTACCAACCTTAGACAGTTGCATCATGGAGTAGGGTAAGTACTCACCACCTACAGGCTTTGGTATCGGTGCTACATACTGTTGGAAGTTCCACGTACTGTGTTGCTCCTGTAGCATTTGGTTTAACTCTAAACTAATTGGAAGGAAGACTTCAGCCCTACGCTTGGACTGCTCAAGGTACAGCTTACCTTCAGCTAAGTCTATGTTATCCCACACTAAAGTTCTCATGTCACCTATCCTCTGACACCACTCGTATGCCATCTGTATGATTAGACCTACACTTCTGTAGTCAAAGGAACTGTATGCCACATCAAGGAAGGACACAACATTATCTTTTGACCATACAACCTTACGCTGTACAGGTTTCTTACGCTTGATGTTTGCCCAAGGGTTACGCACTGCTTGCTCCATGTCCATAGCGTAGTTGTACACCTTAGACATACAGGTACAGACATGATTGGCAAAGCTGATACCACGTTCTACCCATTCTTCGTAGGTTTGCTTGGCAAACTTAGGTGTAATGAGGCTATACTTCTTGTTACCTAGTGACATATTTGCAACAGACAGGAAATAAATGTAGTCTTCTTTAGAAGTTTCTCTTAACATTTTAAAATCATTTGATTGGTAGTAGTAATCAATCAGTTGTTTAACTGTACTACTACCAGTGATTGTAATGATCTTGGCTTGCTCTTCTCGCCACACATCTATCTTTTGATTGTCCTCACGTACAAGTTTACGCACTTGTCGTAAGTCAGAGCCAAACTGTTTGCGAGTGACAACTCCTGCATCAACAAGGGTTTGTGGTGGGTTGAATCGGTACTCAACCACACCACTTCCTAGTGTCCTAGCCTGTGTGTATCTAGGCAACTTCATTAGGCAGCTACCAGTTCTTTGAACTGTGGTGTAGCTATCCACTTGTTGACCTCAAGCTCTCTGTTGAGCATGGTCACGTTCTTGGTGTCACCCTTGGTGTCCTTGACAGTGAAGCCATTGCGTTCATCCCCATAGCTAGAGTAGTTGGTGAAGGCAGAGTACAGAGCAAAGGCATTGTGACCACGTACACTTGTCTCCTGTGAGTACAGGGTGTACATCTTCTTAGCCTTGGTCTCAGACATAATCTTCTCAAGCAATGATTTAACATCTACATATCGTGTGTTTGTGTCAGCCATGTCTTGTAACCTCTGTGTCTGCTGAAAGAAATCTCGTTCTGCTTGTTGCAGTTTGTGAACAAACCCTGCGTTGGTATAGTTAGATGAGTGTCTACTCTGCACCTTGTCATGCTCACCATTTATCTGCCCATTAAAACAGAAGGCATCTATTGTACCCAAGAAACAGTTGGCTGATGTTAAGCTATCGACAGATGTAAAGGCAATCCATCTAGGATTAATAACTGTCTCCATTGTAGGAGTAGTGATACGCTCAATCCTATGAGGTAGAGTCACATCCATACAAGCAAAGCCACCCTTACGTCCTGTTCTCCAGTTAAACTTAGCACCTTCCAACTCTGTTGGTTCTAGTATGTCGGTCATAGTAGACCACACTCCATTGAAAAATTCACCATATGGTGTGACAGGTCTGCCAGTACCTACATAATCTATGGCTACTCCTGTGTCTGCATTCCTCACTAGCTTTTTGTGAGCAACTTCAGTAGGTTCTACTGATACGTTAAAGTTAATATCCTCTGGGATATCTAATTGGTTTGTGAAATCTAATGGCATATTATGCACTCCTTTTGTTTATG